TATCCCAAAAGAATTATTGTTATAATTAAATCGTATGGATTATTCTTAACCCGAATATTTTTTCCCAAAACCCCGAAACTCGTTCACTCTGAATTGTACTGGTACGAAATTACCAACGAGGGAAATAAAGATGCTTATGCCTATAATTATGAGTTCTATCAGGGATTAGTTTGTATTATCGCATCAATAGCATCTCTATTCATTTTACAAGGCGATTTATTCTTTTACTGGCTATTCTCAACTCTCACAATCCTCAGTTGGTCAACTATCACTAGCGCTGTCCAGGTTCAGGCTGACCGGTATATCTCTGCCACTGTTCCGTTCTTAATGGTTTTTCTATCTCTCATTATCCACAAACTAGCAGGATTCTACACTATCCCTATTGTTGCGTGTTTTTGTATTTACTATTTCCTGCGCTATCAACAATCGTTTCGTATGTTTGAGGATTTTAATAGTTTCTGCGATTACCACATCTACCACGATCCGAAACATCCGTACTGGCGGTTTTTAAAAGCATCGGAATATATGCGGTGTAAAAATCCTATGGCGGCGTGGCCTCTAGTTACAGAGGGTTTATTATTTGCGCCAAAAGATTTTCGTTTGTTGTCCCTTGCTAGCCAACTATCCTTTTTATTCGGTGCTCATCACGACGCCGTGCGCTATCTCCTAGTAGCTGAAAAAAATTATTATTTAGGGCAGGAGCCAGTTTTGAAACTTCAAATTGAATCCTTAAAACAGAAGCTCGGTCTTTCTGCCCTACAATCTGAAGCTCAACGCGTGCGAACCGGTACCAGTAAACTAAGTAAAACTGAACGTGACCGTGTTTTAAAAAACGCTCAAACACTAGGTGTTTAAATAATTAAACATTGTGTTGATTTTTTTGAACGTTTGTGGTATATATAAACATAGGAGATATTTTTAATGGGAACAATGACTAAAAAAGAACGTGAGGAATTTGATAAACTTAGCCCCTGGCGGCAGATGGCTAGTTCATGGAATAGTAGAAAAAAACGAAAAGCCGCGTTGAAAAAAGCTAAAACTACATCTGAAAAAGTTAAAGCGATTGAGGGAAATTATTAATATTATGACTAAAAAAACAGAAATTGATTATGACAGATTATACGAAATTGCTCAAGAAGGATTGACGTTAGCTGAAATATCTAAAATATTTGAAGTTAGCGAGAGGACATTATATCGTTGGATAAACAATGATCCAAAATTATGTCAGACCCTAAACGCTGCGAAACTTATTGCAGATAAACGAGTTGAGGATAGTTTATATAAACGTGCTTTAGGTTATAAATATGATGAAGTAACGTATGAAAAAGTAAAAATTGGTGGGTTAGGTGCAGATATTAATGATGAAGGTGAAATTGAATCAATAAAACATACTGATTGTTATAAGACAAAAATTGTTACAAGAGAAATTCCCCCTGATGTGACTGCTCAAATTTTCTGGTTAAAGAATAGAAAGCCTGATGAATGGCGAGATAAAAAAGAGTTTGATTACAAAGAGAATAAAAAAATCACTATAACTGTTACTGAAATTCCGTTAGAAGAACGAAAAGAAATCATTAATAACAGGATTGAATGCACGAATTAAGAAAAAAAGCATGGGAATTATATAAATCCGTATCTGATGACAATGATTTTAAAGCTATGCGGGAGTTGTGTCAGACGGATTTGTTTTATTTATTAGTTGTTGCGTGTAAACGTATTGATGTTGATAGGGATTGGTTATTTGACAGATGTCGAGAGGTTGAAGCAAGCCCCGACGGATATATTGATTTGTGGAGTCGTGAACACTATAAATCGAGTATAATAACGTTTGGTAAAACGATTCAAGATATTTTAATAAATCCCGAAATTACAGTCGGGATTTTTTCACATACACGGCCGATTGCAAAAGCGTTTTTGATTCAGATTAAACGGGAATTAGAACAAAATTTATTTTTACAGGAATTGTTCTCTGATATTCTTTGGGGTAATCCACAAAAAGATAGCCCTAAATGGTCATTAGATGAAGGTATTATTGTTAAGCGACAAGGGAATCCGAAAGAATCAACGGTTGAGGCGTGGGGATTAGTTGATGGGCAACCGACATCAAAGCACTATATGTTGATGGTCTATGATGACGTAGTGACTAGAGAGTCGGTAACAACGCCGGATATGATAGCAAAGGTTACAGAATCGTTTGCGTTATCATTGAATCTGGCGGCTGAGGGTGGTGCTAAAAGGTTTATTGGTACGAGGTATCACGCAAATGATACATATAAAACTATTATTGATAGAGGTACAGCTATTCCAAGAATATATCCAGCTACCGACGATGGGACTATGACAGGAAAACCAGTTTTGTTTTCTCAAGAAACGTTTGATGAGAAGGTGAAGGATATGGGAAGCTTTGTTTCAGCCTGCCAGCTCCTTCAAAATCCGCTCCAGGACAATGCTATGGGATTTAAGTCAGAATGGCTGGAGTATTATATAAAACTGAAAGCTGAACGATATAACGTTTATATTCTAGTTGATTCAGCAAGTGAGAAAAAGAAAGTTAATGATTACACGGTTATGATTGTGTTAGGGTTAGGGGCAGATCAGAACTATTATTTAATTGATGCTGTTAGGGATAGAATGAATTTGACTGAACGTACTAATAAACTATTTGAGTTTGTTCGTAAGTATCGGCCGTTAAATGTCGGGTATGAGAAATATGGGTTAATGAGCGATGTTGAGCATATCCGATATGTTCAGGAGCAAGAAGGGTACAGATTTAAAATAAGTGAATTAGGTGGACAAAGTCCAAAGAATGATAGGATTCGACGGTTAGTGCCATTATTCGAACAGCATAGATTTTATTTTCCGCATTTTTTAAAGTATATGGATTTACAGAATAAGCCACATGATTTTATACATGAATTTATTGCCGATGAATATGAATGTTTTCCTGTAAGTATCCATGATGATATGTTAGATTGTTTAAGTCGTATTTGTGACAAGACAGATGATTTTATTCCAAGATTTCCATTGGTGGAAAGTAAAGTTGAGAATAAGCAATACAATCCTCTGGATACAAAAATCCAGCAGCCACAATACAATCCGTTAGGATTAGCGAGAATGTAAATGGAATGGGTGATTGATTTGATTAGACAATTAGTTAAGAGCAAATTTACAGGGTCAATACAGATTAATTTTCAGTTTGGCGGGATAACAAATGTAAATAAAAGCGAGAGTTTAAAACCGTAGGATAGGACACTCGTAAATCACGAAGCCTAGATATGTTCAGATAATGAACATTCTAGGCTTTTTTTGTTAGCAAAGGAGATAAAAATGTGCTTCGGCTCAACTAAAACACCAGAAATCAAACAACCAGAACCTATGTCACCATCCCCGTCACCGGTTGAACCAACCGAAGTTGCGGCTGTTACTCAAGAGGAACGGAGAAAAAAGTTAGCTAAAATGCGGTTTGGGTTAGCTAGTACAATCAAGACCTCGCCTCGTGGGCTGGTAGGACAAGCGGCGAATTTAACAACTCCACAAATTGCAGGTAAAACAAAACTAGGTGTCTAATGGATAATGCAAAAGTTAAAGAATTAGTCAATAAACGGTTTAACTCGTTAGTGCAAGAGTATAAAAATTGGCAATCTGCTCATAAAGATTTATCTACTTATCTCAACCCGACACGTGGGCAGTTTAGCGTTAACTCAACTCGTGGCACGATGATTGACCATCAGATTTTGTTAGATGACCATGCTACACACGATATTCGGATTCTAGCAAGCGGTATGCAGAGTGGAATGACAAGTCCTGCTAGGCCGTGGTTTCGATTAAATATTGGCGATAAGACGTTGAATAAGTTGCCAAATGTGAGGATGTGGTTAGACGATACGGCTGAACGTATATTTGATGTATGCGCTAATTCAAACGTATATGATGTATTCTTTTCAATCTACGAAGAGCTCGGTCAATTTGGGACAGGGTGTGCAATCATTTTAGAAGATTACGATAAGGTCGTTAGGTTACGCAATTTTACAGCAGGTGAGTATTTTATCGCGTGTGATAGCAGAGGCATTGTTAATACATTTGGGCGTGAGTTTATTTTAACTGTAAACCAATGCGTAGATATGTTCGGGGTTGATAACTGTTCAATGACAGTACAGGGGTATTATAAAAATAATCAGATGGACGTTAAAGTAACGGTTAGGCATATTATTGAGCCTAACGATAAAGCAGATCAGAATTATATTGATAATATGAATATGCCGTTTCGGTCATTATACTGGGAAACTGGGACAGACGATAACAAGTTTTTAGATACAACAGGGTTTTTTGAGTTTCCGATAATTGCGCCACGATGGGATACGGTAACTACAAGCACGGTCTACGGATATGGGCCAGGATGGTTTGCGCTAGGGAACGTTAAGCAATTACAAAAAACGGTGTTAGATAAATTGTTAGCGCAAGAGAAGATTCATAATCCGCCAATGCAAGAAGATTCGTCGGTTGAAGGGCATTCTAATTATTTGCCTGGTGGTAAAACAAAAGTAAGTTCTTCTGCGCCGAATACTGGAGTCAGGCCAGCGTATCAGATTGACGCTCAAATACAATCGTTTATTGAAAGTATTAACGGATTGAAAGAGGCGATTGATAAATCGTTTTATACAAACGTATTTTTAATGCTGATTAATTTAGATAAAAGTAATATGACAGCTACGGAAGTAGCGAGGCGAGAGCAAGAGAATATTATGATGATGGGGCCGTTATTGAATAGAGTTAATTCTGAAATGTTGAGCGTGTTTCTTGAACGGTTATATGGAATCATGGAACGTAACATGATGTTTTTACCTGCGCCGGAAGAGATTGCTGATATGTCAATTAAGATTGAGTTTGTTAGTATTTTAGCACAGGCGCAAAAGGCTGTTGGCGCAGTGTCAATTGACAGGACAGTTGAACGTATTGGCGGCATGGCTGGGTTAAACCCTGCTGTAATTGATGTATTTAATTTTGATGAGGCGGTACGAGAATACGCTGATATGGAAGGCGTGCCTGCTAATCTGATAGTTGACCCGAAGGTTGTTAAACAGATAAGAGAGCAAAGGGCGCAAGCTCAGCAGATGCAGACTAATTTAGCGTTGGCTAACCAGGGGGCGGATACGGCGCAGAAGTTATCTAATGCTAAAACAAGCGAAGAGTCGGCGTTGACTGGTGTGATGTCAATGGTGCCAGGGATGAATAAATGAGCGATATATTAGATATTAAACAGCGCATTGAAAAAGAAAAGAAAGTTGAAAAGAAACAAGAAGATTTACGAAAGCGTGAGTTAAGCGATATTCGTAAAGTAATATCATTTCCTGAAGGTAGAAGGTTTATGTGGCGACTGTGGGGTGAAGCTGGTATTTATACAGATTCATTCACAGGTAACTCACAGACATTCTACAATGAAGGGCGTAGGAGTTTAGGGTTAATGATTCTAAGGGATGTTTTAGAAGCTGAGCCTAAGGCTTTTGCGCAAATCCAAAGCGAGTTTGTATCAGAAGCAAACTCAAATAAGGAGGAAGTATGACAGAACCAATCGTATCTCAAGAACCCACTGTAGATACACCAACGACGTTAGCGGCAACAGAAACACCCGAAACCGTTGACACAAAAACTTTAGCTGGTAGTGATGCGACTACTGAACCTAAAGCAGTAGAAACCCCTGAAGCATACGATATAAAAGTACCTGACGGGATGGAGTTAGACCAAGCTATGATGGAGGCGTTTACGCCGGTATTCAAAGAGTTGGGAATAACTCAAGAGCAAGCGCAGAAGTTAGCTGATACGTATGCTCCGTTGATTGCTAATAAAACGGAAGAAGCCAGGCAACAGGCGTTAAAAGAGTATCAAGAAACCGTCGAAGGATGGAAGAAAGATACTATTAAAGAGCTTGGTGTTGATAGCGCGAAGAAGTTGGCTTATGCGGCAAAAGCAAGAATGAAGTTTGGTGATGAAGAGTTTAAAGAAATGGTAAACGAGTTGGGTGTTGGAAACCATCCTGCGTTAGTTCGATTTTTAATTAAAGTCGGGCAGAGTATTAGCGAGGATAAGTTTCCAGATTCAACAGAAAAAGGGAAATCAGACCCGTTAAAGGTCATGTATCCCACTATGAAGTAATTGAAAGGAGAAATTAACTATGGCTGCATTATCAAGTTATATGCCGACATTGGTGGATATAACAAGAATTCTAGATCCAAATGGCAGTATTGGGTCAGTTGCTGAGATTTTACAGGAATACAACGAAATTCTTGAGGATATTCCATGGTATGAAGGCAATTTACCAACAGGACATCAGTTAAATATTAGGACAAGTAAACCTACGCCTACGTTTAGGTTATTGAATCAAGGTGTTGTACCTGCAAAGAGTACGACTGGCCAGATTGTTGAAGGTTGCGCTATTCTCGAAGCACGAAGCCATATTGATAAAGATGTGGCTGAGTTGAATGGCAATACAGCAGCATTCCGGTTATCTCAAGACAGGGCGTTTATTGAAAGTCTTGGAGATACATTATCAACAGCGTTGATATACGGTGATATTTCAACTAATCCAGAACAGTTTAACGGTCTATCGTCAAGGTATTGGTCATTGAGTGGTGAAACGACATCAGCGCAAGTTTTAACTTGTGGTGATGCTGGGTCAAGTATTAATACGTCAATTTGGCTAGTAGCATGGGCGCCAGATAAAGCGTTTGGTATTTATCCAAAAGGTACAAAAGCAGGGTTACAGCATGAGGATTTAGGTATTCAAGAAGTTATTACAAGCACAACTACAGGCGCAACTATGCGAGCATATGTTTCCTGGTTCCAATGGAAATGTGGTCTTGCTATTGGCGATTATCATAATGTAGTTAGAATTTGTAATATTGATACAACAGCGCTTTTAACAGCAGGTGACAGCACAGATACGTCAGCTAATGTTTTAAAGGGTATGAGCAGGGCGTTAGATTTGTTACCTCCTGGAGCATCACGACCAGTGTTCTATATGAATCAAAGAGTACGGTCAATGTTAAGAGTTAAAATGCAAGATAAATCTAATTTGCATTTAAGGTTAGACGAGTTAATGGGGCCGAGCGGTGTTCGCAGGAATACGTTAACATTTCAAGGAGTTCCTTGCCGCAGAGTAGATTCTATTCTTAACACAGAAGCAGCGTTAACTTAAGAATATTGAGAAAGGAGAAAGATAAATGATTTTAGATAATTTTTTATTGCTAGCTGATACAGTCACAACAACGACTGCTGCTGCGTCAACTGATTATGTTGATACATTAGCTGCTGGTGACGCTAATGTTGGCGCATGGTTTGTTGTTAAGACTGAGAGTACAGCGTTTACTGCTACAGGTACGGTGACTGTAACATTTCAGTTACAGACTTGTGCTGCAAGTGGGTTTGGGTCAAGTGAAGCTACTGCTGGAACAACGTTAGCTCAATCTGCTGCGTTTACATACGACCAATTAACTGCTAATAAGATAGTTTATAAGGTTAGGATTCCACCTGGTGCGTTAAGGTATTTGAGAGGATATTATTATCCTAATCCAAATACAGGGTCAAATCGTATATCTGCGTGTAGCTATTCAATGTTTATAGTACAAGATGCTGATATAAATGCTCTTGTAGCTCAAGAGTAATAAGATAGGAGTTGA